ATTGGAACGCCTGTCTTTCGGGTGAGGTAGACTCTCTAGACAGCGATACTATAAATATTATAAATGATATTATTACAGCTCAGACAGGTGAGGTACACTACGAGTTCTTTAGAGTTCCTTTTACCGAGTTTGTTGATGCGGACGGTAACAGCTTTGAGACCGCGGAAGCAACAGCTCAGTACATTACAGAAAAAGCAAACGTAATTGGTAACGAGGGTGAGGGTATTGACTCTATAGGTTCTCAAATGTGCTTTAGTTTAGATGCTACTAGCACATCTGTCATAATAGACAATGGGTACTCTTTCGGTGTAAATACAATTAAAGCTATAGCTGACGCGGATGGTACAATTCACATAAAGTCTATTTCAGGCGATGTAACGCACTTTTTCCACCTAGAGGTTGGTAATGTATGTATAGACGAAGATGTCGTCTCAGGTGGCTTAAATGACGTTGTAAACTCGTTAAACGAATTGTTTACTTTTGGGGCTTTTCAGT